AGCAGTTTGTTGCTGAGCTTGAATACGTTCTCTTTCAATCTGAAGCTGTTGCATTTTTATTTGTGCATCAGTTTGATCTTTTTGAGCTTTTCGTTGTTGCTCTTGCTGTTTGAGTTGCAACTCTTGTTGTTGCATTTGAACAAGCGGGTCTTGCGCTTGTTGTTGCGCTTGTTGTTGCGCAGCTTCACCTTGGTTTTTTTGCAATAACTGTTGCGCAGCTTGGGCGATCAATGGGGCTAATCGAGCTTCAACATCTGGTGACATGTGTTGGTCTTCCCCAGACTCATCTTTTTGTGCAGGGAGATTGAATCCTAATTGTTGTTCGATTTGTATACGATATTCAAACCCTAAATGTTCAGCAATATGCGCTTGAGCCAATGCCGCTATTTGAGGAGCAGCAGGGTTGCTTTGAAGTAGTTGCTGTATTTTAGGGTCTTGCATCGCAGCCATGTGAACCGCAATATGAGCCTTATGATCTTGCGCTACAAACGCCTTAACAGGTTTCATAGCTAACATATTTTGATTTTCTGTAACAGGATCAGTTGGTTTTTGATCCTCATCCATAGGTATTAACTTATGCGCTTCTTTAACGCCCAACACATCTAACATCTGCCTATGTAATAACGGCATATTATAGATTTGAGGAGCAGACTGAGCCAGTTGGAGAACCGCTTGGTACTGTACAATTTTTTGAGCCATTGTAGAGGCATTAGGATCAGATACGGGTATAACTTCAACCATATCGTAATCTGACTTTTTAGCTCTCCTGTTACCCACCTCTGGGTCATACTCATAATCTTCAGGGGTATATGCAGCAATAATGCCTTTAAGTAGCCCTAGTTCTTGTTTAAAGGCATAATGAACTCTAGCCATAATAGCTGACATGGCTTTAGTGTTTCTTTCAAGGATAGCAAGTGTTGTTCCTACAGGTGCTTGTCCTGACATATCGGAAATTTCTAAATCCGCCGCATTAGCAAACCGTCTTCCTTCATCAACAATTTGTCCTAATAGCGTCATCAATGTTTGACTAGGTTCTTTATAAGGTAATGGTACAAAGTTGTCTCGCATAGTTCCTGACGGTACATCTACATCCCGCCATTCACCAGGAGCAATTGGTGTATCATCCCCTTTTACTCTCATCCCTCTGGTTTTAAATCCTCCCGGTAAATTAGAGAGTGTGCCTGCATCCACAAGTTGTCTAATAAGCGAAGTGCTTGACTTAGCAAAAGCGCCAACAAGATGTATAAGCCCGAAGCAATAAAAACCAAACCCAGGAACATACCCGTAATGCACAAAATGCTGACGCTTCTTATATAACTTATCATCTTGTTCCCAATTTCTTCTAATAGAAAGAACTGCGCTTGTACCTTTTTCAATAGTGACAACATAAGGCAATGCAATACCCGTAGCTTCCCCATCTTCTTCATGTTCAAACCCAGGTAAATCTAAATCAACGTGCATTTCTAAAATTTTGTACCGATCATCAGAGGTTGCTCTAAAACCCATCTTTTCAGCTATTTTCTTTTCTACATCATCTAATGAGCTACTTGGTTCACCAAGATCAACGTCACTATAAAACCCCGCTACCTGCAACCTACGTAACTCATTTTCTGTTTTACGCATAACATGTGTTACACGTTCAGCTTGTTGCAAGTTCATTGCCCCATAAGGGACAACCAAATCTTCTGCTGTAACAAATACAGATATTTGACGATCAAGATGCGGATCAAAATATACCTTTTTAAAAGCATTACCTGACATACCTAATCCCCAAAGCATACGCTCATGCTCGGGTCTAAACTCGTTCATTACATCAGTTAACTGATAGTTCATATCATCTTGAACACGAGCTGCTGAATCTTTTTTATCTTGCGTTTCTTTGCCTATAATCTGAGTTCGTACAGGGCCCGCTGCTGGAAAAGAGGACATCATCGTTTCAGCTTGAAACTTAACAATTGCTTCAGATAAAAGTGGATGATACACACCACAAGCACCTTCCCAAGGTTCCGATCTTTCCTCGATCTTCATACCTAGCAGTTCTATGCCGTCAGTATATGTCGTTATCCAATCTTTTCTTGAAGCAATATCATCATCAAAATCAGCGAGCAGCTCTCCTGCCAGCATTTGAAGTTCGGAATCACTTAGATATTCAGCCAAGTTATCATTAAACGAATCATCCTCACGATCAGGCATTAGATCAATCTCGATTCCACCAATGCTCATAGTCACATCGTCTGGGTTTTCGATCTCAACCTCAAGGTCAGGTTCTGCTCCTGCCAAACTAGCTATGCCTTGTGGAGCAGGGTTCATACTTTTATCTATCATTTATGCGTCCTATTAAACTTTATAGTAAGTTCCAGTTAATAATTGCTCAGCTACTCGCTCTGCGCGTTCAGGTGTTTGTTTCGCCCACGAACTATCTAAGGCGTGTGCTTTTGCAGCTACCCAATCGGATCTTTCTAGTGCGTTAAGCATTAGTTTGAATTTCATAGCCCCATTAACACCTAATTGAAAACACATATTAATAACAGCGTCTCTCCTAGCAGGGTCTAATTTAGTATTGGCTAACCAAACAAAATTAAGTTGTGTAATTGTATCGTTAAGGTCACGATCAAAAATAAGATCACATACCTGATCACTAATTATATCTGGGATGCGTTGACCGTTAAACGCAGGTTTGACATCAAGGTTATGACCAATACCAATGGTTTTATGTCCCATAGAGCAGGTATAGGCTTTTAACTTCCTTCCTTCTTCAAACTCTAATTGTTTTTTTAAATTCATTTGCAATTAAATACTTGGCGAGTAGGGGTAGAATTAAAAGGAGTGCAGTATAATTCCTTACCTTTTGTGGTGTTCTCTATCTTATCTTTAGCATGGCTTTCAGCGATAGTCTGATACTGCATATTAATCGTAGAATCAAGGCCACCTTGGGCTAATGCACAAATATGATCGACTATGTACCCTTTACGACCATGAGGATAACCTTGTTGCACATCAAATTGATGTTTAACTGCAGGGCTTCTACATGTAGACGCTTTTGCTTCTGCACCAATAAGCAACCCAATCGCACCAACAACCAGGCACATCAGCATGGCTTTAACTAAATCATAAGGTTCTAGGCTCATACTAATTCTGGTCGGTTTGATGCGTTAAGTTCATTAGTAACTACGTTACCAACCTGCTGGGCAACTTGTCCTAGTATTGGGTTTTGCGCGTACGTGTATGCAACACCTAACTCGATTAGAAGATTAATAATATTTTTAGCAATAGGTTCTATCAAATCATCAAATATAATATCAAGATCGGCCAATACTTTAGCTCGTTTATCTTTGCCAGTAGCGCTTGGCATTGCTGCATTAGTTCTTTCGATCTCACTAACAATTCTTGTAAATACACTACCGTGGCCTATTAAATCTACAAAGGTTGAAATGGCGGCTGCTTCTATTTGTTGTCCGATTGACATGCTATTACCTCTCTACAATTAAGTTTAAACATAATCCCAGTAGGATTAACTATAGTTTGTTCTGTTATACCATTATCGTATATAGGAAATAAAGACGGGCTGCAAGTAAAATTTGTGCAGGAAGTCATTAATGCCCCGCACACGCCCACCAATAGTTTTATACGACACTTCATACCTTAGTAGTAATTGGCCTTTCTTCTATATGACCAAAGGTTGTCATCCATATCTTTATCTTTAGCAGAACTAATAAGCCCCCCAGAACGAAACCTAGATAATGCTAAACTGACAGCGTCAACAAAATCATCGTTACGACCAGAAGGAAAGGACGCTACCTCATTAATAACCTCGTCTGCCCAACGTGTAGCAGGAGTCCATACTTTACCTGAAGCAAATATATCCGATATAGCGTTAAGCCTAGAAATTTTATCCTGTCCACGAGAGGGAGTAAACTCCTGTGCAGGTATGCCCATGCGTCTAAGCTCATATATAAGGGGCGCTCCAGATGCTTTTTTCTCTATTATTATCCCATCAGGTTGCCATTCTTCGTACATCTCTAGCGTTTTAATTTTTAAATCAGGAAACTCAAGCCTATCCCGCCATGCCTCCAATAAAATTAAGTTAGGTTGATCTCCATCTTCTGGGTTACTCCAAACCCCAAAGATAACAATGGCACTATAATCAGCACTTGTTTTCTTTTCAAACGCTGTATCCATGGACATAAGTACATAGTCACAGGGTGGAGGGTCTTTTTTAGGCCATTTTTGCCACCACTCACGTTTAATAATCGCTGTGACTTCCGATGTGGGTTGTTGTTGATACTGAGCTTGCCATTTACCTACTGGAATTTCAGCTTTGACAGCTTCTAGCTCTTCTACACTCCAAAATTCAGGCCATAGCGGTCTACCACTTGGCATTATTGCAGGAAACTCCACCACTTCCCATTGATCCCCACCATTTTTAGCAGAGTGATCTAATATTTGCCCCGTTAAATCCGCGAGACTCCATCGAGTCATAACGATAATTATAGCCCCCCCAGGTTGTAGCCGCTGCCTTGGCCCTGACGAATACCAACTAAACACTTTATCGTAAATTTCAGGGTTATACTGCGCTATAACGGCATCGTTTTCAGAATGAGGGTCATCAATAATAAGCAAATCAGCTCCTCGCCCCGTTACAGTACCCCCAACACCAGCAGCAAAATAATCCCCTTGGTGGTTAGTATTCCATCGTCCTGCCGCTTTAGAATCTGTGCGAAGTTTAACATCTGGAAAAATGCGTCTATATTCATCAGAGTCTACTAAGTTACGCACCTTACGACCAAAGCCTTCAGCTAACTCTCCTGTATTACTTATCTGCATAACTTTTTTCTTAGGAAACTGCCCTAAGAACCACGCTGGAAGTAGGTAAGAAGCAAATTCAGACTTAGTGTTGTGCGTAGTTAGATACCCTTTGCCCGCTAGAAACAGCCCATCTTCTCTACAAACTTTAATACACTGTACATCGCCTACGGTGTTTAGCTTTTCAACCTGTATATAGCGCCCAAAAGCTGGGGGTGTTTTTAATGTACGCGCTTCTTTTCTGGGTAAATTAGCAATATCAGAAGCATAAAAAGACAGGCGGTGGGTCAACCCATAACTTTTATTATATATTTTGGCCTCTGTGGTCTGTAGGCTATTTTTAATCCCCAAGCTACATAGTAACTCTCGTACTTGAGTTATAAATGCTAAACTTTTTTGCGAGAAAAAGCATTGCCCTTTTTTAGATACATTCCCATCGGAGTCCATCAACCCTTTTAACAAGTCTCTACGTTGCTCAGGGTTTGCAGATAAATAGTCTGCTGGAATATGTTTGTTATTTAATACCCCTAAGTCCCTAAGTTTTGTTTTTAACCCTAGGGTACTAAATAAATATTTTGTTTTTTGATCTGTGGTTTTATAACCCCTACTATCAAACTCTGCACGAATGTAAACGGCATCTTTATCATGGCTTGTTATGTGCCCTTGTGCCGAAGCACCATCTCCTAACCAAACACCCAATACATAGGGGTCTATAGGCAGGTCTTTCGTACTATGTGCCGCAATAGGCATCGTAGGAAGCATAGGTAGTCGCACCTTTGCCGTTAACTTTCCAGGTAGTATATGCGTTCCTCCCCCTCTACTCGCCTTTACTCTTACCCCTTGTTGGCGCAACCACAGTTGTTCAGTCGTGTAGTCTCTAAATACATCGGTGCCTCGCTTCATACGCACAGTCCATAAATGCTCCCCATCAACATCTAAACTATGTCCATCATCAGTAGTCACGCGATAAAGCTCTCTATTATGAAACACTTCAGATTTTCCTATAACCCGTGTGGGCGCTCCATCAGACCCAAATACTAAGTCCCCTACTTGAAGGTCTTTCATTGTAGTCCACCCTTTAGGAGTAGGTATGGGTTCATCTACCTGCACTGCGTGCCTCGGCCCTAAGTTAATAATAACCCTTTTCTTCTCACCACGAGCAACTGCTTCAAATAATTTAGCTATCCTCTTATGGTGCGCCCCACTAATAAACTCAGGCCATACTGAATTTACAAAAGCCAAAAAATCTACTTTAGAGCGTTCTCGCTCCTTTCGGGTATTCAGCTCCTGTATAACATTGAGCAACGCCGCTTTCTCTGCCATAGGTGCAGCAGCTATTAAGGCATCAAAATCTTCAGGTATAAAGTCTTCAAGCACGGATAACTTCCCCTTCTATGTCCCTTTCATTACTTGAAGATTTATTTAAATAGCGCTGCATAGCCTGACGCAAGGTTTTTTCTAACTCGTCACTTGATTTGTGGGTAATGCTTAACTCTGTGCGCTCTACCATTAATCCAACGGTACTTGTTTTAGCTAGCGTGTCTAAAGCGGGCTTACTTATTTTTGGATCAGGATCATTTGCTTGTCCTACAAGCTTAGTAAGCACAAAGTTTTGCCATTGTCCTTGAGTAGTGGGCAGGTCAAAGTTGTACTGGCTAAAATGAGACTTTAAGTATTTTTCAGCAGCGAGAGATGGCGCTGGTGTGGTTTTAGTTCCTGTCTGCACTGTTTGTTCAGCCCAAGTTTTATCTTCTTGAGTTGGGGTCAGTGGTATATCGTCAGGATGGTTTTGAGCTTGGAAATTTATATCGGCAAAAACTTTTTGCGGATCAGCACTAGGCATCCCTAGTGGAACAGAGAAATCTTCAAAAAGATTATTTTTGCGTTTTGTCATGGTGTGCAAAACAGGTAGCTTACGGTGACCTTCAGATTACATCAAGCACAAGCAAAAGGTCAATTAAAATTTTTATAAAAATTTTTCAAAATGTGTTTTTAAAAAGTGACGGGGGGTGTTTTATATTTTTGGCGGCTGAGTATTGGAGTTTGAACTATTTATTTTTAGCGGCTGAGTCTAGTCAATTATGGTTTTTAAATTTTGCAATAATTTTATGTGGCAGCTGAGTCTAGCTAATTATTGTTTTTAAATTTTGCAATAATTTTATGTGGTTTAGTGAGTAAAACAGTGTATAGGCTAGGCAGGGACTCCTACTTGAGATTTTAGGGGGGTGGGGGTGCGC